TCGCCTACTACATTTGCAAATGGTTGGATAGAAAATAGCAGCTGGTAGCCAGCCTAGGGAATAAGCCACCCTGCCTAAACGGAATAGAAAAGCCCCGGAGGTGCGAACTCCGGGGCTTTTTGAGTACCAACATGGATACTCACATCGTTTTTGCCTATTGGCATTATAGCATATGTTAAATTTGAAATCAATATACAACTTTTAGCGTCTTTTAAAACAAAAAAACAGGAAATATCCCCGTTAAGCCTTTTACTAGAACATTATCTAGTAAAATAGAAAATTCTACATTAATTTATATATGATTTCTGACAGCGCAACATCTCTGAATATGCCATATTCCGCATTTTTAGAAGCACTTCGAACTACTTCCAGTTTTTCTTCGTCAACAGATAAAATTCCCCAACAAGGCATTGCCAGGTCCTTGGCATCATCCACAAGATGCGGTGGTATTGCAATCCAGAAGCAGTCAACATACTGGGTATATTCTGCCATTTTATCATCATGTTCTAAATCTGATCGAGATACTTTTATCTCAATTCCATGCAATTTTATTTGTCTGGGATATTTTGCAGTAATTGTTTCTGCAACTAAAGCGTCAATTCTCCTGGCATTTCGTGTTCCCGGAGAATCAACAGCAAATTCTCCAAATACTTTATATTTTGGTACCCGTCCCTGCTTCTCAATAGGCTCTCCTATCCAATGCCGGTATATCTCAAGAGCTGCCATAATATCCATTGCAGTAATTTTTTTCTGATCAGGTTTGATTGCTCCGTCTGTTTCTTTCTGCTCTTGGAGCTTCTGCTTATCGTACCCATTAACTGGATCAGGAATACCTTTTTCAGCTCGACAACGTTTAGCTGCTGCCAATGCGCTTGATAAGTCTTTTCGCTTAAGTTCTCCTTGCTGTATTTTCTCAATCAGCTGATCCGCAATTGCAGTATTATTACCAGCAATTCTCTCTGCCAGAACTAAATTGTCTGGTGATACTCTCTCAATATCGTCAAAAGAAACTTTCTTTCCTCTGGCTTCCATTCGTTTTTGATATTCAGCATAAAAAGCTCCTGCTTTCTTACGTCTCCAGAGTAGCGAAACGTGTATATGCATGTCATCTGCAATCTTATTGACCCATTGAGTGTAAGAATTATAAATGTTTTCGTATAATTTCTCTGATTCTACTTCTGACATGAGCAATTAATCCAGGATGCCTTATCCGCTTCAATGACTGTTTGAATTTCCCTTTCTATTGTAGATAAATCCATCTTATCATCCTCCCTTTTATCAACAGATGGTTAATTATTACTAGTTTATAATCTAGTAAATTATAAATATACTCTACTATGCTCTAGTAAACAATGTAACATAAATTTACCATCTTTTCAGCAATTCACCTATCAGCTCATAAAATCCCTTATACCAATATAAAAAATCGTCCAACGCTTCATCATCTTCAAGATCAAAATAGTCAGAAAAATTATTCTCATAATCATCATGAAACTGAAAAAGTTTGTCGGATAATTCCTGCTTTTCTTCCTCTGTCGTTCTAATGTTAAAAATATTAAATTGTTTCTCTTCCGGAGGGCGGGATTCATCAAATGCAATATCATAATATGCCTGATCATATATATCTTTTAATATTTTTAATGTATCCTTGTCGTTTCTGAAACTGAATTCCAGACGTTTCATAAAAACATCCATTCCTTGAATCATGATTCTTTGTTTTTCTGTCATATCCATACCTTCCTACTGCATTTTCTCCAAAATATCAAATATGCTTTCCTGTCCAGGTACTTCATTTTTATTTGCAGATTTTTTTACGCTATTTGGGGGTTCTATCATCGGCTGTGTTTTTCTCACATTTACTTTATTTCTGGTAGACTGCTTAATTTTAGATGGATCTACATGAAATTCAGATACTGCCTCAAACTGAAATCCCGTCACAGTTCTACCTCTCTTGATATTTGTGTATGTGATCACAACGCCACAATTCTCTTCGATTTCTCTAATTGCTTTATCCAACACATATCTTTTAATATCGCTTAAACGTTCAAATTTCTTCTGAGTGCCGGTAACTTCTCGTATCTCCTGCAAACTTAATTGAAAAGCTATTGTCTGAGTTAATCCTGGCTTCTGACTGTTCATCTCTCGTTGCATAAGATGCCAGATTGCCATGCTGTAAGGGCTTTTCATTTTTAAGAAATCTGCCAGTAATGGCTGTGTAAAACTTCCCTTTATCATGAGAAAATAATCTGTCATTCGCTTATTTAAAGCAAAAACGATATTAGCATTGTCCATATAGCATTCCGCGAATAACGGATAATTCTTGAATTTAACAGTGCTGCTTTCCGGTTTGATTTTTATAAACCCCTTAGAAAGTTCATCCGCAATTGACTCTCCCTCTCTGTAAACATTACTGGGGTCCACATCCATCAATGCAGCGAAATCCCTAACAGAAAGAGAATACTCATAAAATTCTGTATCCGTTACTCTGCACTGGCCAATTGCCACATATAGAAGTTTCCTTGCCTTTAGGCTTATATTTTCCAAACCACAGGCTGTTATAAATTGATTTGATGTAACAGTCCGGACAGATTCACGAGTGTCTATATCTCGTTTTTTCAATTCATTATTTTCATTCGTGCTCCAGATATGCTCTGCTAAATCCATATAAAATCCCCCATACAAATGATGAATAAATCATACCATTTAAAACGATAAAAATCAAGTGAAAATTCTCGTCTTAGACTGTGTTTTTCTCGTTTTTAAAATTATGGCGTTCTCTCTGTAAACTGTATAAATCTCGTTTTTAAACTGTATATTTCTCGTTTATTACTGTATATTTCTCGTTTTTATGTCTCAAAAACCCAGTAAAATCAAGGGTTTCAAGGCCACCTAAACGTTAAACGATATAAACGTACATAATATATACACGTATGAAAACGCATCTTCTATTTCAGATTAAAATAAAACCCCAGTCAAACTGACCGAGGTTTCATCGAATTTATTTATTGCTATTATTCATATAATCTTTTTTATATCTTTTCAAAAATCTGAAATAGGTACTGCGACTGATCTGCATAGTTTCCATGATGTTCTCCATCGAGATTCTCGTTCTGATAAGGTTACTGAACATCTTATACTTTTTTTTCTGTTTATCATCATTCTTCTTCCTACCGGCTCCACGCGGATTCTTCAAATTTTTCGAACGTTCCTGAAGATTTTTATTCTCCTCTTCCAGCTTCCAGATTTTCCGCTGCGACTTTGAAAGTTCTTTCTCGTGCTTATCAAGCATTTCAGACATTGACTTGTATGCCTCTGTTGTTTCTTTGTGGCGTTCCTCAACACTGTGTTCTAGGTCTTCAACCTTTTGCTGAAGGACTTCATTGTCTTCTTGAAGCTGTTTATTTGCAAATTTTAACCGTCTGCAATCGCTTCGAGTAGCTTCCAACTCATACTCTAACATCTTATGGTGAATTAAATCCTTGTGTGCTTCATCCTGAGTGTATGCCATGTTTTCAATGGCAGAATCCCTCTCTAAATTCAGCAGCTTGATTTCTTCATTTGCTTTCCGGTTCTTTTCCTGGCTATTTGAAAGCTGGCTCTTTAATGTTTCCACCTGATTCTTTAAATACCTCATGCAAGCCTGATCAGCTTCATAATAGCTTGATTTGAGATAGGCTTCATCAGTTGCATCATTTAATTTCTCAACCATCTGTTGTAGCCGCTGAATCTGCGCTCTGGCTTTCTTCAGTTCCTGAAGAAGTTGTTTATTTTGTTCTTGTAATGCTTCTCGTGTCATACTGCCAGTTCCTTTCTACTGATATTTTTATTATAAATCTTTATAGATGCAGTTTCAATAATTAATTTTTGAGATTTTGCCATATTGATGAACCTGACCTAACAAATAATGAGGGCAGATGCGCTTTCATCATTCAAACTGCTTTCAAAAGGGAATCATTTCTCATATTCACGTAGAAACGCCGTATTTGCTCCGTATAGCGGTTTTATTGGTTTATTGGCACAATTTACCGCTTAATGATTTAGAATTGATATACGGGCGGAATACAAGGCTATTTTGGCGTGACGAATTTCGTCTAAGCAATTTTGAGCAAATTCCTAGAATGGGAACTTTGGCATTGCTATACCCCAACGCTTCTGCCACGATATTTCGTTTATCTGTTTTGACTGTCCGAAAAACGGACATCCAGAAGGTTCGGAAGAATATTCTGACCCCTTTTTATTTTTTGCGGGAAATTTGAGACATAGGTGTGAGAGGGGCCTTTTTGTTTCTCGGAAAAAAATCGCGGGGTTATTCGGCGGGTCCCCTCTTTCTGTACAGACCCCCAGGTATGCTTTATTCGGACATAAAGAAAGGATTTCCACGCATGAAACAGTATGGAAACCCTTATAATCATTAAGGTCTAGCTATATATCTATTAAAAGATAGATTAAACAATCAATACATATATCTATTTCTTTTTCAATCGTGCATCCTTATCAATATCTGCCAATTCATGCTCTAAGTTTCTGTGATAATCTTCTTGTTCTTCTGGTGTAATTGGTGCAACCTGATCAATCCAATGCTGAATAGCATATAATGCCAGGTCTTCAGACTTAATGTTCTTTGTTGCAATATATGCTTTCCATTCGGCTAGCTTCTGTTTTTCTACCCATGTTGTGAATGTCTTATGTGTTTCTTTCTTTGGTTTCTTTTTCTGCTTTGGCTGAGGTACTGTGTTGGTAGCTGAGAGGACTTGTTTCATTTTAGATTCTGTATTCTGCTCTGGAATATGCGCACGATTCTCACGATCTGATTGTAACTTCGCCTGCAACGCATTCTTATTTATCGCCATGTTCATCCTCCAAGAATTCGTCTACGAAATTGTTATAGTCTTCTGCAATGCTGCTGTTCTGAGAATAGATATCTTCCTGCATAACCTGAGACTCATCCATCACGATAGATTGTCGTATAGTCGTCTTATAAAGCTTGGTCCCGAGTTGTTCTGCAGACTGCTGCACCTCATCTAATAATAACCGGTTGAGAACAGTTCGCTTATTAAAACGAGTCAGCAACACTCCATTAATTTTAAGGGTTGGGTTTCTGTCTTCTCTGATTTCGTCGATAAATCGTGAAAGCTGGTTCATACCCTTGAGGGAGAATCTACTTGCTGTAAGGGGAATGATTACGCCATCGGCAGCAGCTAACGCATTGGCCAATAAGATTCCAAGACTTGGAGCAGTATCTATAATGCAGTAGTCATAGCGGTCCTGTATAGTTCCCAGAGTTTTCTTGAGCATGGTTTCTCTACCGATTTGCACGAATTCGGAATCTGCTTTGGTGAATAATAGATCGCCTAACAATAGGTCAACCCCTAATCGAATATTTACAATTGCATCCTGGATGGTGGCCTGTCCATGGAATACATTGTACAGTGTAGCGGATGCATTCTCCGTATCAACTCCGCAGTAATCACATAAGTTGCACTGTGCGTCCAGATCTGCCAGCAATACTTTATAGCCTCGGTTTGCCAAGCCGATACCCAGAGCGTGAGTCGTGGAAGTCTTCGCACATCCGCCCTTTTGGTTTGCCAATACAATAGTTTTCATCATTTTGCCCTCCTATTTTCTGATACATATCTTACACGGATTTGAGATATGTAGCAAGATATATATGTCTATTTTTATATCCATTTATATATAGATATAAAGGTCTAGCTTTAGATAGATGCTTAAATATTAAAGAAAAAGCGGCGTATGGACTCCACACACCGCCTATAATTATAATTCAGCTTATGTATTCTTCGTACTTTTCTTTAATTTCCTTTGCTCCATTCTGCCTTATCTGGACAATATCCCCAGAATCCATGATGAAATTATCTCCTGCCGACTGAATGTGATCCATGTTCACCAGATAACTCTGATGGCAGCGCAAGAACCGCTTATCAGACAATTTTTCTTCCAGATCGTTCAGCTTGCAAGTAGTCACGAAACATCTGTTATCTGTCGCTAAAATGTGGCAGACTCTCGCCTGACTCTCGACGTACTCAATTTCATCGTATTTGAGCCGGTTTATCTGCCTGTGGAATTTGAACGTCAAAGTTTCTTTCTTCTTCAAAGATTCCTCTAAGATGTCTGAAGCTATTATATAAAGGCATCGGAGAAGCTGTTCATCTTTGATTCTACTAAAAATTTCTGTGAAATCTTTTCGATATTCTATTTGTTCTGTTTTCTCGTGACGAGCTTTTTCTCTTCGTAATTCCGCTTTTAACTTCTCAATTTCCTTTTTCTGATCACAAATAATCTCTGTCGCAAGTGTTTGGTTTCCCTCTTCCTGTAAATTTACATTTTTCATCTGTGGTCTATACTCATTTTCAAGTTCTTCCTTTTCTTGTTCTATTTTTTTATCTAAATTTTCCCAAAACTCAAAAACTAAATCTTCTTCCATTTCTTCAAGTAGACCATTCAATTCTTCTGTTGTCCCCTTAAAACTTTTTCGGGTATTCTCTAAGCGATTCGGTAAAATTTGCGTATAAAACTTCTTTGCTTCATCATGTTTTAAGTTCGTTAATGCACTATTAATCAATGACATTGTATGTTTTCTGTTCATCTATCAGTTCCTTTCTATCAATTTCTCTCAGTATAAGCTGCATTACTTTGTTTAATATCCTCTCAATATCCAGTCCAGGAACATCCAAACCGGCATCAAAAAGATATGTAGCACCATGGCACCTTGAATTAATTTCCCTGCTCAATTACCGGAATAATACCTTTTTCTTTCAGCTTATTATAAAGAAAGAGGCGGCCTTTCATGGTCCATTTAGTAAGAAGTTTTACATCTGGAGTTCCATCAGATCTGATAATATCGGTAACCTCAGATTGAGTATATCCGAGACAATGGTAGTCACTGTATAAAAGCCATTGTTCACTCTGTTTATACTGAATTCCCAGTTCATGAAGAATTCTGTTCATCTTCTTACCTGACATCCCATAATCTTTGGCAATCTGGGTGATGGTTACAAGTCCCGGATTCTTCAAGATTTCATCGTAGTAATCGGCTTTTGGCTTGAGTTCTCCAATAATCTGGTCTTTCACTCTGATTTCCGTTTCAGCTTCTTTCCGTCTTGTCTGTTCGTCTTTCAGCTTAGTTGCCAGTTGAATTAAGAAGTCCGGAGAAGCAAGTGCTTTCTCAATAGTCTGTTCAGTCATATATGCTCCATATTGATGAATAGATGGAATAACTTCATCAAATACCCACTTCTCAAATTTTTCTGCCGACGGCAGTTTACTGCGAACGGTAAGGCGGTATATATCACCCTCTGGGATAACTTTTAATTCCTGCTCTCCTCCATCGGTAAGGTATCGGTGTTTTACCGACCCCTTACAATGTGCCGTAACTGCATCTGCTGGTCTTTTATATCCCAGTGCTCTCGCTACATCATTCGCCACAAAATACGGTTTACCGTCAATTTCTGTTGTTCGGATATCCCCAAACTCTTTTGAATTAAAAACCTGTAATTCGTTCATGTATCTCCTTTATTAAGGGACGGAATTATCTTCCGCCCTTTCTTTTTTATGCTCTTTTTACGCATTTCTCTGGTTCACTGTTTCTTTCTGTCCCTTAATTATTAAGTAATTTGATAAACTGAGTATTCTTCTAATATCCTCACCATTATTTAAGCTTAAAATATTCCATATCAGAAAGAATCTGCCTCTGTCTTCTTCGGACATTTTCTGCAACGTCGATTCTCTGCTTCCTTCCAGAAGAATTTTCGCTACTTCATATGTTCTCTGTAAGAAATATCTATTCTTGTTCTCTTTAATAACTTCTGCAATAGCTTTTCTACAAGGAACCTGAGTGGAGTCACACCTTTTCATTATGTTCTCCCTCCTGCTCGTCCTCTTCTTTCGGTGGCTGCAGTTTGTACATGGCTCGTACGACATTTTGAGCATTTTCCAAGCACCCAAAGTCATGAAACTTCAATGCGAAGGTGATGATATCCAATTGTGCTCTCAGCAGTTCACGTTGATCAAGAACATACTGCCAGTCATCTTCAAAAGCCTTTGCGTCATTTCTGGCTTTCTGCAGTTCCTCTTTGAGCTTTTCAATTTCGGCTTCCTGATCTGCAATTATTTCGGATGCGAGTGTTGGTGCTTCGTCCTCGCAAGAAGAAGTGTCATCTACCGGAAGCTCTTCGCAATCTTCCGGATTAAATTCATCATCTTCCTGATCTGCTTCATGCTGTGCAGTTTCAAGGCGGTCAATGAGTTCTCCAAGGCATTCAACGGTCAGTCTTTCGCGCTTCTGATTAAGCAATCTCTGGATTCTGACAGTGTGTTTCGCCATTAATTCCGCTTTATGCTGTTTTATTGCCTGCTCTTTATCTTCAGGCTTTCCGGTATATTCCTGCTCAAACTGCTGCATATGCTCTGGAAGTAGTGTTCTATAGTACATTTCCCACTGCAATTTTTCATATTCCTTCAGTTCTTTGTTGATTTTAGCATCATAAATTTTGGCAAATTCCATTCCTTAGCCCTCCATTTTCTTTTTCTTTAAAAGTTTGTTATCATCAAACCAATTCATAGGGTTAACACCGAATTGTATTTTCGGCTGCATGATAGCGCTGTGGGTGATATTGCGGATTACTCCCTGCTTGGTGGTAATCGCAAATGTATTTATCACTTTTTTATCCTGCATCTTGCATTTCCCCTTTAATATCCAAACAGAATCCAGTCTATCAGCATCCAGATTGGCATTGAAATAATGATTGCAAGGACTAATAACTGTAATGCCTGGATAACTTTTCGTTTGATAGTTCTTTTAAGTGCTGTCTTGAAACAGTGCTGCCACTGCTCATAAGTCATTAATGTGTGGTGTTTCATGTCAATTCTCCTTGTTATGGAGGGGACAGGTATGGTATAATTCCTACAACCCCTCGATTTTGCGTGATTGTCGGGTTACTTGCCCCTATCAGAGGACCAGTCTGGTAAGGGCTTTCTTATTAAATAGGTTCTATCTGCGACTTGCCGAAGAAACTTGCTTTATATTCAGCTCCGTCTCCCCGGCTTCCCCAGATCAGGACGGCACCAAATAGTGCTTTGCTTCCATGAATCACTTTGTAGCCGGCTTCTTTCCATTTAGCAAAGGTATTAACCTGCTCGGTGACTCCTGCTGCCTGTTTTGCAGTTTCGATTCTCTTTGCATTGATTTCTTCTGCCTTTGCAGATAACCATGCTCTGTGAAATGCTTCTGCAAAGCTGATATTCTTTGTCTTGCGGTAAACTTTCCATGCTTTCAACATGATCTTTGATAAGTTGTACTTCATGTTCTTATCCCTCCTTTTATCGGAATTCCCAACAGCCCCGGCAGGTCTTAAAGCTATCTAAGGTTTCTCGACCGTCTCATTATCCCCTTACCCTCGCCCGGTGTTATGTTAGTGTCTTTGATGTGTTATAGCTACATCATTTTCACTCTTCGCTGCTGTTCTGTTCCCTTGAACTGATTACATTATATTATATGTGTACGTATATATCAATTGGCATTATTCACAAATATACGTACACATATTTGTGAAATTTATATGTGTACGTATATTGATTTTAGTGATATAATGGGGATACAGTGGAAGAGGTGTACATATTTAAAACTTTTCTACTTTATTAAAATAGAAAGAAGGTGTACTATGCCGCTATCAGAAAGTCAAAAGAAGGCAAATACGAAATATCGTGAAAAAAGCATTAAGCGTATTCCTTTAGACGTCCAGAAAGAGAAATATGAAGAAATCAAAGCAGCAGCAACTACTGCCGGAGAAAGTGTAAATGGTTTTATTAAAGATTCTATAAACAAAAAAATTTGCACAGTTAAATTGGAACTGAATAAACCCGCGAATTGGAATGTAGATCTACAGGATAAGTTAGAAAAGTATCTCTTAGAACCTGAGAATATTGTTAGTGAAGTTTCCAGAAATGCGGATTCAAGTGGACATTATAGTATTAGTCTACGTTTCAAAGAAGAATCTGCAGAAAAAAAGCGTTTAGAAGTAATTGAAAAAATTAAAGAACTTCTTGAAGAATATGATATTAAAATAATAAATGAAGCTTGAAACACTGTTCTATATGTGCTATATTAAATGTAATCGAATATCATTATGCTTTTTCTATTTTCATTCAAAGGAGTTACCTATGCCGAAGGTAGCTCCTTTTTGAATGTATTTTTTGAAGAATCCCTGACAGGGTAATTGACAGACAATAATGTAAATTATGGTTCAATTCAAAAGTGCCAAAACTTATAAGTATTGACATTTGAAAAGATAGGACGTAAAATCGGGACATAGGCAGGTGTCATAACTTAGTGTCGCTAACGAAAGGAGAAAATAGTAAATGATATTCGGATATTGTCGTGTATCGACAAAAGGACAGGCTAAAGACGGCAATAGCCTGGAAGCCCAAGAGCAGGAGATACTTTCAAGGTATAATGATGCTCAGATCTACAAAGAGGCATATACTGGAACCACTACGGACAGACCCGTGTTTAATGATGTGATCCAGAAAATGAAAGAAAAAGATATGCTGGTAGTTAGTAAGCTGGACAGATTGGCCAGAAATACAGAAGAGGGAATTAAGATAGTAAAAGATTTGTTCAAGAAAAAGTGCTCTGTCCATGTTCTCAATGTTGGCTTGCTGGAAGATACCGCTATGGGACAGTTTTTTATAACTACACTTCTGGCAGTAGCAGAACTTGAGCGCAACCAGATTATTGAACGCTGTCAGACAGGAAAAGCAATTGCTAAGTTGAATCCAGATTTTACGGAAGGACGGCCAAAGAAATATAATCAAAAACAGCTAGACCATGCGCTAGACCTATTGCTAGACCATTCGTACAAAGAGGTGGTTCAGATGACAGGAATCAGTAAATCAACGCTGATCAGGTCAATGAGAAATAAGAAATGTGACTAACGAAAACGCGCTAAAACATCCTAAAACATTCTAAAATAGCGTAATTGGGCTTGATATACGGGTATAAAGATGGTATATTAAAGATACAAAAGGGAAAGCCAGCACACAGCGACCTACCCTAATAATTTAATAAGCTATTTTATCAACAGCCGTTCACTATTGCGAGTAGTGGGCGGCTATTTTTTTCTCCCGAAGATTGTATAACACAATCCTACAAGAGATACAATGAAAATACCAGTCTGAATTAATTCAGAATATGTAATCATTGGCATCCCTCCTTTCTTTCGTCTGGAGGGTTACCCCTCCGAAGAGGGTAGGCCGCCTTTTGTGTTCTGACTTTCCTTATTGTGATTGTATCACAATCCTATAGTAATCAGCAACTTAATTATGATGTTAATCCATTCGGGAAATATAAAATATTATGACCTGCGGGTGGAATCTCCTTGATGTATTCATCCGGATTCTTGCCTGCTGCACGAAGCTCGCTCTTCATCTGTTCAGCTCTTGCGATAAGCTCTCCACGAGATTCTCCAGTAATTTCCTGAATTTCGGCCAGTGTGAAATACTCTCTTTCTCCTGTTTCCTTTCCGAGGCACATCCGAATAGCATTATAGGCGGCTCTAACAGAGAATCCTTTCTTGATTCCACTTTCAATCATCTCCCGCAGAGCTTGTTTGGTAGTTCCATGCTTTGCATATGTAGCATATAAGTTGTTTACTGCATCATTTACTGTCATTTGCATCACCTGTTTCTTTCTGAGATTCCACATTGGCAGCAGATACGATTTCGTCCACTGATGGAACCAGTTCTGTTCCGTATAGTGTTTTTTTGATTCCCAAGCCAATTCTGGCGTAATCCCCGATCTGAACAGGTGCGTCTGAGAATGTTTTGACCTGTGCCGGTGTGTCATTGAATTCAACCTCAAGTGTTTTCATTGTGTACGGTTTCTTAGTGCTTTTTGAAATCCCTGTATATGTAGCTATCCCGATTATTTTGTATAAATTATTATTTTCCATTGTGTTTGTCTCCTTTTCTTTATCTATTTTTTAATTTTCTAACCGTTAGAAATGCCGCAGGCGGCAGCAGTTGTCAATATTGCTGATCTGAGTTGAGAAGCAATCCTCCGAATTCCTCTTTAATCTGTTCCAAGGATTCTCTTGGTTTGTCTAATACGGGATTCTTCTTATTTATATCCTCAAAGCTAATAGTATCCCGGTATCCCAACCATGCCTTCATCAGAAAAATGCCCGAAGGAGGCGAGATGCGGCCACGTAATACGATTTGTTCAAGGAATGCAGCAATAAACGTTTTGGCTTTTTCAATGATTTCTTGTCTTTCAGCACTACATCCGATTCCGGAAGACCAGTTAAAAAGCGTTGTCCGGCTAATATGAAGTGACAAGCATAAAGTTTCTATGCCCGGGCGAGTCCCCGTATCCTGGCAAAATTGAAAATATTGATTAACTCTGTTTTTTACTTCAGTATCTGTTTCTGGCTTTCCCAAATGATTGAGCTCCAGGAGGCTTTTAACAGTTTCGGCCACAAGATCAGGTTCCAAGTCATTTACCTGAGAACTCGGAAGATTGCTTTTACTATTTGACATATTTTCGCATCCTTTCTTTTTTAAATGTTAAGTTTGCACGTTACAATTACCTTTGTCACTGATGTCACCCCTAATGAAGATGGGTATTATAAAACAGGTTTCTCCATTTCCGGAAGTTCCAGAGCTGTTCTGTGTTTGGCTGCGATTTCAGCGGCGGTCTGAGTTGGAGCATTAATTCCAGAATCTGATGAAGTAGTTATCTTGAACTCATTTGTATTGAGGTAACCATGATTATTCGCCACGTCGTTCAAATAGACAACCGGCGGAATCTTGAAACGGAAAGCAAGCTGTTTCTTTGCTGAGAGTATGCTTTCCTTGATGTAATCAATCAATTCCTTCCAGGTATTATTCCGTTTGGCGTAGTTAAGGACCGTCTGTTTAGTTACGCCGATGAACAAACACCACCCCTCTATATCCGGAATCAGCTTCTCGTCATTTTGGCGATTGGCTTCTGTGATATATTCAAAATACATCTGGGTTGCAGAAACAAAACTTTCGATTCCCTGCGGATTATCTGCATAATCTGGAATTCGGCCAGCTTTTCTGACATTTAATTGTTCAATGGCTACGCCTAATATGGCCGATAAATCAGGCATATCACCAAGTTCTTCATTGTCTTTGCAGTATTTTTTGGAATATGCGCCTGCAATGCGGACGCCATGCTCATCTCTCTTTCGGATTAATTCGTTTGACATATAACTCACCTACCTTTTTTAGTATCAATAAATTGCACGTTACAGTTACTTTTCTTATTGCTAGCATTTCCCTCAAGCATCCGCCTGCAGAAATCGGTCCAGTGATCCAGAGCGTGTTTCCGGGTACGTGGAGCGGGCTGTTTATTTTTCTGCGGCATTCGTTAGTTCCTCCTTTGCTCTTTTATTAATTTCGGCGGTGATCAGAAGCACCATTTGCTCTGCAAATTCACCCTCCGGGATATTTTTATATTTGTCTCGAATACGAACAGCGTCATTGGTAAGCTGTATCCATCCGGCATCATCGGTTTCGGAACATCCAAAGAACTTTTTATGTAACTGGCAACAATCAGCCCAGATGCTCCAATAGGGGGTGTCTTTTAATGATTTTCTCATGTGGTCTCCTTTCTAAGTTGTGAGTCCTGACAAGGAAGAGAGCTCCACCATCTCTCTTTGTTAGATGTATATATACCGTTGTTTATTGTTGAATCCGTTGGTATTTGTTTATTTCAACAAATAAATACACACACAACAATATTTTTAACGTAAGGAAAATAGGTACTTTCCAACGAATAGCAACGATTACAACGATAGAAACATATATAATAGTTAATTGTTAAATGGTGATTCTGTCCGCCTGAAATGATGCAGCTTTCCACCGCTTCCATTTTTGGACTCTGACCAATATTCAATAAAGTCTTGCTGATAAAGCATTTCTTCCAGCTTGCCGATTCTTCGTCCTACTGATTGAATTGATTCACTGATTGATATTCCAAATTGTTCTCTGGCTGTATCTACGATTGTTGATACAGAACCACGCCAATGACCATCTGGGCTGTTCTCGACAAGTTTTCGAATTGCTTGCACAAGCGGATCCGCATTATATCTTCGGATTTCTGTCTGCGGTACCACTTCGGCAGTTTCTCCGAGTGATTTCCATTTGCACGTAGTTTTGTCAAATGTTAGTGAATACTCTTGTGGTTCAATATCTCGTCCAGTTATAGAAAGCAACGTTGTTTCATCTGTCCTTTTTTCTCTACTCAGCACAAGCATTGTATCAGCCGCTCCGGAGATTCCAAGTGTACCGGAGATATTCGCAAACACATCGCCGACATCCCTTGCCTTTTTCGTATGATGAACCAAAAGGACACATAATTTATGAGCATCTGCAAAAGCCTTTAACATTCCAGTGTCCCGGTAATCTGCTGAATAAGCGCTCTCACCTCTCCCCATAGAGCCTCTGATTTTCTGGAAGGTATCAATGATAATCAACTTTGTGTCTGGTCTCTGCTGTGTGAACATTTCAAGTTGCTCAATTAATCCATGTGATAAATCTCTGGATTTTATACTGAATATGAAATTCTCCGGGAATGGTTTTCCGTTCATTATCTTTTCGGTTCTTTCCTTAATTCTCGCGGCAGAATCTTCTAATGCCAAATACAAGCAAGTGGTTTTCTCCGTATCAAATCCAAGAAATCTCTGACCATCAGCAACGCTCAACGCCATTAGCAGCACTAGCCACGATTTACCAAATTTAGGTGGACTTGCAATAATCGACAGACCAGTTGGCAGCACACCCTTTATGATGAAAAAGGGCTTTTCAATATTCGCCTTTTCCAGTTCACTCCCTGTCATAAATTCAATTTTTTCTAATTCCGGGACTTGTTTAACGGTTCCATTTTCTGTTGTGACTGCCACGCATTAGCTCACCTCTCTCTCTTTTGGCCTTTCCGGTAACCTTAAATCTGCCGCAAATGTCTCAATTCCGCACATCTCATTCGCCTGGATGATTGCCATATTTCTTCGGTTAACCGCCGCACACCAAATATCCGACAGCGGTTCAACATGAGTGCTTGTTAATAGCTCCTCACAAATGCGAATGGCGGACTTCAAAGAATCCATTTCGTTCACTGATTTCTGCTTTTTCAGATTTCGCCTGCGCTGATCATTTTCTCGCTGCTGTTTTAACTCTCGGACTTTTTGTCTTGTTAGAGACGAGTTCTCCAAGCTAATTGGGAGATTAAATGCTTCAGCCATCAATTTGCAGGCTGTCCACGAATCTACGCCCTGTGTCAACGACACGAATCTGATACAATCACCGCCGGTTCCGGTTGAAAAATCGTAGAATCCGTGTCCCGGTTCTAAGTACAGTTTGCAGGATGCCGTCTTTTCCTTGTGAAACGGACTACGAATAAATCCTTTTGAATCCGGCTCAAATCCAAGGAATCGAGCTACGTCCGGCATGGACAGCAGCTCATTAACTTCTCTGATCAAACTCATATTTTATCTCCTGATTTTTCTCGCATAACTTGCGAATCGCATTTTCGATTAACTCTCGCTTGGCTGGAGTCAAAGGTACCTGCAACCATCTACTGAATGTATTAGCAGTCACTCCAAGCTCTTTTGCAACTTCATAGTTTCTTAATCTCAATCCAACAATTTTGTTTCTTAGCTCCATATTCTCCATGATTCTTCTCTCCTTTCCGTAGGTAACAAATGTTATCTTTTGATTTCAAAAAAATAGTTCCTGTGCTATCTGCCCTAATTGTAGCTCAAAGGCAAACATGACTCGGTATGAACTTTATTTTTCTTCCAAAAGCTCCAATGTAGTGACTAAAACCTTTTTTTTTGAAATAAAAAAAGACGACAAAAACACGCTTGCAGATACATTTCGGAACTCTTATTTGTCCCTTTTCTTTCCGTCTGCTACGGTTTTTAGTCGTCTTCTTAGTTACATATATTAATTGTCTATCTGTATTCAATTGTCATTTATATTATAGCACAAAATTCTACATATTACCAGTGCCAGGAAAATAAAAAAAAATAGAGCAGGACAAACATTGCTGCTTGCCTGCTCTTTTGAATTACCCTTCAAACAGTCCGTAGCCATTACGGTTTCTGAACTGCTGATTTTCTTCTTTCAGATACCCAATCAGATGCCCGTCTGCATATATTGCCATACCGTTCAGAGCGTTTTTGACCGCCTGCCCGATCATCTGATTATTGTCAAACGTGTTACTGCTGATTGCCATAACTTCTCTTTCAACAGTATCCATAAAGCCACTCATATCTATTTGATTTTGGCTGTCAAATCTTTGTTTTTGAGAAAAATAATTTTGAGGAATTAATTCCGTGGGAGGTGTTTGCATCCTTTTAATTTCATTGCTGATATCTTGAATTGTACTTTCCATCCGAGGAATCTTGGATTGTATACCAGCAATCATACCTTCAACAGTAAAACCACCAATCTCTGCCATAACACGTGATGGACTATTTATTTTGAGAGATGTGCGGAATTTATTTACAATACTCTCGGCAATTGCCTGAGCATTCTTATACAGATGCTGAGTTGCTGCCTCGACCATACCGTTGTTCATTCCAATGATGGCGTTCCATCCGACGCTGTGAAGAGAGCCGATGCTATTATTAATTTTAGCTCGGAGTCCCTCAAACCATGTAAAAGCCCCATCAAAGCCAATGTCAAGTCCATTCTCGAACCCAGAACCGCAAAATTTCGCCAAGTTTTCAAACCACTTCGATGGGGAATGAATACCGAGAGAATCTTGAGCAGGAGTTTTCACATTATCGTCAATCATCTTATTTGTAGCATCTTTGACAGCTTGGGAATTTTCTTCCATTCCCTTTGTTATTCCGCCTGTCATATTCGTACCGGTAGTCTTTCCGATGCTCTCAGCCGAAGTCGTATCAATCTCATCCAGGACGCTTTTAAATGCTTCTTGTACCTTTACGCCGGTACTTGGGTCAATGCTTGTCAGTCCGGTGATGAACCATCCGTTTGCGTCTGCACCAAACGAGCTGTATTCTGGAAGAACTTCGGATATTCCTAATCTTAATGGCTCTGTCAGGGTTGATGTGGCTTTTTCTTTGAGGGTCGTGTCATAATCATCAATAGCCTTGCCAAACTGCACCATTTGACCATTTCCGAGGTTGTAGAATCCGTTCTCATCTGGCTTTAATCCGTCCTGAATTGCCTGATAAATCGCAATAGCCTTATCACCGAGAATCTGTTTTCCATTTTAA